GGGTTATTTACTAACTCTAATGCTACTGAAGCTGATAGACTTTCAAGAAAGTTCGTTTCTTATGAAGGTGACTCTATCGAAGGTAATGCTAAGAAAGCATTCTTTGATGGCGATATTGTTAGATGGAAGTCTAATGGTAGAATACCTTTCGGTGATATGTTGCTTGACTTCTATCACTGTGGACACATTACTAAGGATCAGATGATCAAGTCAGCTATCCTTCAAGAGAAAGGTAATGAAGACTTTTGGGATAACATGACTACTGAAAGATATGTAGATGAAGATACTGGTGAGCATATGGTTAGGTTCGTACCAGGTGAGTCTTCTTTCAAAGAAGAAGTTAAATATACTAACCAAAGGAGTGTAGCGTAATGTTAGAGTGGGATCAATTATCAGAGAAGGAGCAACTGCTCCAGTATATCTCAGATGAGTACAAGCGTGCTTATGGGATGAGACCTAGAGGCGACTTCTATAACAATAGAACTGTCGAGCAGCTTAGAGTTGATCTTGATGAGCTGAATGCTTATGCTAACAAAGTCTATGACGAAGAGAAGGCTTTGGAAGTTGAAAGACTCGAAGAGTTTGAAGAAAGACTATTCTGGATCCAAGAAGAACTTGGTGCAGAGAATAGAATGCAAGCTCTTAGATGGTTAATTCAAGATGATGAAAATGCTCAAACAGATCCTGGATACTTCATGTATCTAAATGGATTCTCTGAGTATACTAATGATGCTGCTAGACATCTTCTTCAAGATATCATTACAATCAATAAACAGTTAGCTGCATAGTTGACTTATAAATACTCCTGTAGTATAATGCTACATTGACGTAACACACATACACACAGGAGGAATTATGTCAGAACAGAAATCAGGCTATGAAATAAGAGCCGACTTGCTTTCGCAAGCTCAGGGGTTATTGCAAGATAACAGACACGCAATCACAGACAGATATCACAACATGGTTTGTAGAGCACAGGAACAGAAAGATGTTCCTTGGCCAGAATATCCAACGGAGTTAATGACTCCAATGACGGCTGCTGATGTTATCAACATTGCAAAACAGTTTAACGATTTTGTAAACAGCAAGTAATGATCTGGCTCCTTGTAATATAAATAGTATTATGGCAACAAATTCACAACCATTAAACACTAACTTTCTAAGTAATGTTGGTGCTAAGTTTATGATAAAGAAAATTCCTAATGTGAATTACTTTATACAAAACGTAGCAGTACCATCTGTAGATGTTGGTGGTATTGAAGTGGCAACTCCATTCAGTAATAGAATCAAGTATCCTGGTGACCTAGTCACATATGGTGATCTTGTTATTACATTTAGAGTTGATGAAGACCTTAATAATTACAAGGAGCTTTACAATTGGATCCTTTCATTTATGAGAGTAGAAGACTTTGAAAAGTCTACTGCATGGGAGAAGCAAAATACTTCTCCTGGAAGTGATGAGACAGTATTTAGTGATGCCACATTAGTTATCCTTAATAGTGCTATGAACCCGAATAAGACATTCGAGTTTGTTGATGTATACCCTACATCTCTATCAGACCTACCTTTTACTACTCAAGTAAATGACATTGATTACATAGAGTGTACAGCAACATTTAGATATAGAACTTTTAAGGTAGCATAATCGAACAAAGAAAAATCAGAGCCATTAAAGAGGCAATAGTAGACACATTTGTAGGGACGCTTATCATGGCGCCTCTTAACTTTATTGTGATATATATTTGCTTAGAACTGTTGTCTTTTAATGCGTTACAGATTACAATAGCCAGTACAAGTATATTATTTTTTATAGCGGTTTGGAGAAAAGCAACTATAAGACTTTATTTTGAGAAAAAGTATGACACTAGAAGAAATACAAGCACTATGGAGTAAAGACGCTCCTATAGACAGAACAGAGTTAGCAACAGAAGCAACTCGCATACCTCAGATACATGCTAAGTATTTTAAGATATTCTCTACAGAGAGATTAGTACTTAGAAAGTTAGAAGAGGAAGCAAAACAACTTAAGAAGGATCTTTGGGACTACTATCAAGGAAACTTTGACTACGAAGAACTAAAAGAAAGAGGATGGGATCAGATCAATGTAAGAATCCTTAAAGCAGACATTGGTCATTATATAGATGCAGACCAGAACTGGGTAGACAACAATCTAAAAGTTGCATACCAGAGAGAGAAAGTTGAATTCTTAGAATCAATTATCAAGTCTCTAAACAATAGAGGTTTCAATATCAATGCTGCTATCCAATGGGAAAAGTTTAAAGTAGGAATCTAATGGAAACAATAACAGCGAAGTATGTAAACCATGTACATATGGAGATAGATTGTGATGGTGGAACTTGTTGGGAACTACAAGACTACTTTACATTCACAGTACCTGGTATGCAATATATGCCTGCTGTTAGAAATAAGTTTTGGGATGGTAAGATTAGATTATTCAATCCACAAACAAGAAGAATCTATAGAGGACTATTACATCATGTAAAAAGGTTCTGTGATGAAAGAGGATATAACTTTGAGTCAGAATTTACTGATGATGAGTTTAGTGTAGCAGAAGCTAAACAATTTGCAGAAGGATTGAATCTACCTTTTGAAGTAAGAGACTATCAGTTAGATGCATTTGCTCATGCAATAAAGAAACAAAGAGCACTAATGTTATCTCCAACAGCTAGTGGTAAATCATTAATCATTTATCTTATTGTACGATATCTAATCCAGAAAATATTCTTTGCTAAAGGAGATACAAGAGCATTAATTATAGTACCAACTATATCTTTAGTACAACAGATGGCTGGAGACTTTAAGTCATATGGATATGAAGAAGAATGTCATTTGATTACAGCTGGAGTAGATAAAGAAACAGATCAAGATGTTGTTATAAGTACATGGCAATCTATACATAAGATGCCAAAGAAATGGTTCGAACAATTTGATATGATTATAGGAGACGAAGCTCATTTGTTTAAGAGTAAAAGTTTAACTTCTATTATGACAAAAACTATTACAACACCATACAAGTTTGGTTTCACAGGAACATTAGATGGAACACAGACACATAAGTTAGTATTAGAAGGATTGTTTGGTGCAGTAGAAAAAGTTACAACGACATCTGAACTAATTGATAAAGGAACATTGTCTCCTTTCAATGTAAAATGCATACAGTTAGAATACCCAGATGAGATAAAAAAATTACATAAGGATGATAAATACCAGGACGAGGTAGACTTTCTTGTAAGAAACGAATCGAGAAATAGATTCCTTAGAAACTTAGCATTGAGTCTTAATGGAAACACTCTAATGTTATATCAGTTTGTAGAGAAACATGGAACTACTCTACATCAAGAGATAGCTGATGCAGTTAAGCAATCAGTAGATAAAGATAGAAAAGTATTCTTTGTTAGTGGCCAAGTTGATGGTGATGCTAGAGAAGAGATAAGACATATTGTTGAGAATGAAGAGAACTCAATCATTGTAGCAAGCTATGGTACATTTAGTACTGGTGTAAACATTAAACGATTACATAACATAGTCTTTTGTTCTCCAAGTAAAAGTAGGATTAGAGTCTTACAAAGTATTGGTAGAGGACTAAGACAAGGTGATGGTAAAGATATGGCTACATTATTTGATATAGCAGACAACCTATCTTGGAAGTCAAAAAGGAACTATACAATCGAACACTTTGCAGAAAGAGTCAAGATGTATAATGAAGAGAAGTTTGATTACAAATTATACAAAGTAAAATTAAATGGATAACATAGCAACTCTAAAACTAATATCAGGTGAAGAACTTATAGCAGAAGTTCAATCTGGATCTAATCCTTTATACCTTACATTAGTTAATCCAGTATTAGTACACAAAACAGCCTCGCCTTTCGGTCCTATGTTGTCAGTATCACATTGGCTAATGTTCACAAAAGAGAATAATATTCAGATAGATCGCAAGAATGTTGTTGCCTTAAAATACGGTTTAGAGGATAATACTATCCAACACTACTTGCGTTTTAGAGATAAAAGAAATCCAGTTATATCATTACAAGAGCAAGACAAGTTAGATGATATACTGAAAAAAGCAGAGGAGCGAATATTAGCAGAAGCTAAAGGTGAAGACTACGATATAGATATACAACTTGAGGACACAGCTAATACGACTATACATTAATGCCAAAGAAAAGATCAGAACATTACGTAGATAATAAACTACTGTACGAAGAGATGAAAAATTATCTTGATGCAGTAAAAGAAGCAGAAGAGTCTGATTCAGAACCACCAAGGATACCTGAGTATATTGGTGAGTGTCTGTTGAAGATATCTACAAGACTATCTACAAAACCAAACTTTATAAACTATACTTATCGAGATGAAATGATAAGTGATGGAATAGAGAACTGTGTAAACTATATACGAAACTTTAATCCAGAGAAAAGCAACAATCCGTTTGCATACTTCACACAAATAATTTATTATGCTTTCTTAAGAAGAATACAAAGAGAGAAGAAACAACTATACATTAAACATAAGTCTTTAGAACGAAGTGTTATATTTGATGAACTAGCCACGACAGGTGAGGGTGGTGAGCAAGGTGACCAATCAGCTTATGTAAACTTAGATACTCCATACATGAATGACTTTGTGGAGAACTTTGAGAAGAAAGAAGCTGAGAAGAAACAAGCAAGAAAGAAAAAGAAGGGTGCACTAGATGCATTCATTGAGGAAGAGAATGGCAAGCAAGACAGTAAATCTAAGTCCTAAG